GATGTTCAATTATTAGATAAAAGTGGTAGTGTTATAGCAAATATTTCTCTTAAAAAAGCAAATGCTGAAATGTGGGAAAGTGCTGACAGACGCTATAAAAATTTAATGCTTAAATTATCTAAAAAACTTTTAGATAGTCCATTTCCGAATGTAGCATTAAGAGAAACAGATAAAAAAGATATCTACCGTTTATATAATCCCGAAACAGGAACAGATTTAGGAGGTCTTGTAATTACAGATCTACCAGATAATGAAAATGAATCTATTGTATTCGGAACAGATAATCCAAAAACAGTAGTCATTAAACATACCTTCCAACCTTCAGATTTTAGTTTTAATAGATCTATTTTAACTATAGATTCAGGTACTATCTTTGCTGATTTAAAAGATATTGAAGGAACAAAATACGAACCTATTTTAGTAATTAGACACGATGTAACTCGTACTGCAACTAATGGTTTACGTCCTATTGTATATAATGCTTCACACGCTTACAAAGATGGTAAATTAGCTGGTGGTAGACAAGAGTTAACATATGCTGATGCTATTAAATAATATTTATAATTATGGATTTAAAAAAGCTAGTTAAAGAAGCCCTTAATAACCGTAATCACGATTGTGGATGTGGTTGTGGAGATGGCTGTGGTAAAATTAAAGCACCTATATTAAATGAAAATTTAGCACCACGTGAGATATTGTCTGAGGGGTTAAAATATCATATAGACAACAAAAAACCGCTTACTGAACACGTATATCGTGCTGGCTCCGAAAATTATTTTAATTTATGGGCTGAAGCTAGAGCATTATATTCTCGTGGCATCTTAAATTTTTCAGGTGATGATTTAGCTATTTTAACTGAAACTAATTTAGGTGAGTTTGGTATTTACGAGGGTAAAAAAGTTCCATTAGATTTTATAATGGAAGAAGAAGAACCTGTAGAAGAAATAAAATTAACAGGTGCAGGTGTTATGGACATGGTTCGCCGTGTTTCTAAAGATTCTAAATTATTAGATTTTTTAAATTTTAACACTTTTAGAGACTTTTTAGCATTTATTAAAACTGGTTCTTTAGATGATTATTATGATGTTAAAAGTGACATCAAACAATATGATCAACAGTTAGCTGAAGGTTTAGATGAAGCTAAAAAGAAACCTAAAAAGAAAAATCCTCCATTAAACAAACCAAAACGTGGTGGATCTAAAAAATTCTACGTTTATGTAAGAAAACCAGGTGGTGGTATTAAAAAAGTATCATTTGGAGATACATCAGGATTATCAGCTAAACTTAATAATCCAAAAGCTCGTCAAGCGTTTTCAAAACGCCATGATTGTCCAAATAAAAAAGATAAAACTAAAGCATCATACTGGTCTTGTCGTTTACCAAGATATGCTAAGTTATTAGGTATTAAATCAAACTTTTCAGGATTCTGGTAATGCTTAAATTAATCGATATACTAAACGAAGCAAAAAAAGTTAAAGAAACTTTTGAAGATTTTGCTAAAAAACGTGGTGAAGGTGCTGCTAAGATTGCTTCTAATGCTGAAGAAAAAGGAGGTTTAGCAATGTTAACTTATAATCATTTTAAGGTAAAAGCTCCTTATTATGATAAAGCATCTAAAGGCAAATTTGATGAGAAAAAAGCTAAACAAGAATTTAATCAAACTTTAAGTAAAATATCTCTTAATATGTCTCCTGTAGAATTTCAAAAAGAAGTAGGTCGTTTAGAAGTTTTAGGTGAATTACTAATTAGAAATAAAAAATGATAAAATTAATTAACATATTAAGTGAAGCAGATATGGAAAAATGCCCTGCTCCAACTCAAAACATTGAATTAAATCTTAAAAATAGACAAAAAGCAATTAATGAGTATGGATATGGTCCATTAAATCCAAATGAACCAAATAATAAATTTTGGCAAGCTAAAGCAGATATGTGGAAACTTGATTCTGTAGAAGAAGCTAAAACCTCACTTTGTGGTAATTGTGCCGCTTTTGATATTACAACTAAAACATTAGATTGTATAGCTAAAGGAATAGGCGATGATGAAGGTACAGAAGATCCATTTGATGTTATTGAAGCCGGCAAATTAGGATATTGCAGATTTTTAAAATTTAAATGTGCTGCTGCTCGAACTTGCGATGCTTGGGTTGTTGGTGGTCCTATTACAGATGATAAAGCCGTATAAAGATCTAGAAATTACAGAAGAATATATTATTCGTGAATTTAACGAAAATATAGATCCAATTGAACTTATGTGGCATCGTGATGATGAACATAGAACAGTTGAGATAATAGGAGAAACAGATTGGAAATTACAACTTGATAATCAACTTCCAACTTCTATTAATAAACCAATATTTATACAAAGACATGAGTGGCATCGCGTTATTAAAGGAACAGGTACACTTAAATTAAAGATATACAAATCATGAGATCAGTAGATACATTTGACTTAAGAAAATTTTTAACTGAAGGACAGTTAGAAAAAAATTTACAAGAAGTTGATATTAATTTAGACGATAAAGAACAAGCTGTAGTTGACGATGTAAAAGACGAAATGTCTGCTATATTAAAAACTATGGATTCTGAATTAGAAAAAGCATCACAAACAACTAATGAAGGCCTATTAACAGCAGCTAGTATTGCTATTGCTGTACCTGCTATTATGGGTTTAGTTGCTAAATTTGGTAAAGCAGCTGGTAACATGGTTAATAAAGTATTAGGTAAAAAACCAACAGATCAAGATGCTTATCAACAATGGATGATTAAATTAGGACATATTGCGGATGAATTACATCATTTATATATGGTTCCAATTGAAGCAATTACTAAAAAATTTGTTAAAGATGAGGCAATGGCTAAAAAAATAGCAAATGGTGTGTTTCATGCTATTGTAGCAACATTCTTAATTGCCTCAGGAGCTACAGCAGTAAAAGCTTTACAAGCTAAAAATGTATCTTTAGCTACTTTAGAAGGTGCCTTAACAGCTATTAAAGGAGGTGAAATTAAACAGTTTTTTTCTGGGTTGCTTGAAGTTTAAAATTTTCATATGTATAACAAAATAACATTTAAATAAAATGGCAAAAGAATATCATATAGCAACTTTACAAGCGTTACAAGCTACTAATCTTGGCAGTGGTTTTATATCAGGATCGGGCCAAGGAGGTAAACTCTCAGCAGATTATAAGACAGTAACTATAGACGATGCCAGTTTTAATAAATGGCAAAGTTCAACCCCTTCAATAATTACTTTTGGTCCATCCCCAGTAGAAACAGCTATCCAAAAAGTACCAGATTTATCTATATCTCCATCTCCCGGTGATATTTCTAATATTATGGCAATAGTTCCATTTGATAGTGGTTCAGGAATAGGAACAAGTTATTTTTATTTTTTCCCTAATGAAGCTGTATTTATAGAAGATGCTTGGAAAATTCCAAATTTCGCTGTTGGTGGTACTATTGGAAGTGATAATTATGATACCCCTTCACAAGCAATTAATGCTATAGGAGCTGTTGGTGGTGTTACTATTTATTATGATAATAATCTTTTAGAGGTAATAGCTAGTGGAGGTGCATAACAAATTATAAATTATTTTAAAATATGGCTACATATCACATATATTCAGTTAATGAAACAACAGCTCAAGGTACACCAGCTACTGGTAGAGTTATTGCTCAATTTCCAAATCCAACTAATAATAATATGTGCCTAGCATATGATGATAATAATTTTAGTAGTTGGTCATCTATTAGCGCTACAACTAAAGTTCAACAAGTTAGAGCTCCTGGTACTGGAAATTTTGTTGCAGCAATGCCTAATACAAATGGTGGAAGTCCTTCATTTTATGGTTTTTCATCCCTTAGTAATTTTCTTAGCTCTTCTCAATTTATTCCAGATTTAGGAGGTGGAAGAATTGGTGGTGGCGTTTACGGCACTATAAGTGATGTAGCTGTAGCTTTATCACAATATGGAGGACTATTAATAATATCAAGTGGAGATGTAACTGATAGTTAATAATAATTTATAGACGGATTCATAGCCCGTCGCTTAATAATAAAAACTTTTGACAGCTGTGGCGTCACCAAATTTGGAGACGCCACTTTTTTTATGTATATTTAATAGTTAACAATTTGAAATATGAAAAAAATAGTAATTGTAGGAGCAGGAGTTGCAGGTGTAAATGCAGCAACAAAACTTGTTGATAATGGTTATCCGGGTGGATTAATCACAGTAATTGATATGGGTAAAGATCCATACCAACGCAAACCAGAAGAAGTGATGACTGGTTTTTTGGGTGCAGGGGGTTGGTCTGATGGTAAACTAACTTACCATACAGCAATTGGAGGTCAATTATCAAAATATTGTGGTGAAGAAAAAGCAATGGAATTAATGGATCAAGTTATTACCAATTTCAAGCGTTTTCATCCTAAACCTGAAGAAGTACAATGTTCAAACCCTGAAGCAGAACCAGATTTTATTAAACCATATTTCGGTTTGCGTTTGTTTCCTGTATGGCACGTAGGTACAGATTATTTATCTGAAATTGCTAAAAACTGGTATGATTATTTAGTGTCTAAAGGTGTTGAATTTCAATGGGAAACTAAAGTTATTAGTATTGATTTTGAAAAACAAGATTTAATAGCAGTATGTGAAAATCCTAAATTAGTAGAATATTATAATTACGATGAACTTATCTTTGCAGTAGGCAAATCAGGTATTGATTTTGCTCAACAATTAGCAAACGAATACGCATTACCCGATGAACCTAAATCAGTACAAATTGGTGTTCGATTTGAAGCACCACAAGAACACTTCCAAAAATTAATTGATATTTCATATGACTTTAAGTTATATAGAAAATTTGATAATGAAGGAGTTTCATTACGTTCATTTTGTACAAACAACAATGCTGCTTATGTTGCTGTAGAGGAAACATATGGAGATCATTCATATAATGGACATGCTAAAAAAGATGAAGCATATCGAAATGATATGACTAATTTTGGTATCTTAATGGAAATTAACGGTATTGAAGATCCATTTGCTTGGTCACGTGAATTAGTTTCTAAAGTACAAGCACACGGTACTGGTTTATATTATAGTCCTTCACGTAAACCATCAACAACATCTGAGGGTAATAATGTATCCGCTCATCAAATTGATTGGATGGGTTTACAAGTAGTATCAGAATACTTTAAAGGATATTTTGAATATATTGTTGATTTTATTGATGATATGAAAAAAGTATTTCCAACATTGGAAGACGATTGGGGCATCTATATTCCAGAGGTAAAATATCTTTCACCTGAACCACTTGTAAACTATAAAGATCTTAGTGTAACTAAGTATTCCAATGTACATTTTGTAGGTGATGCTCTAAGTGCTAGAGGTATTACAGTATCAGGAGCACAAGCAATTTATGTTTGTGAATCTATGCTTGGAGAATGGAAAAAGCATGTGTATCTTCTAGATCAAGGAACAGGAGACTTATTTTAAAAATTATGGAAAATCATAAATACACCCCCTCAAAAAAACTTACTAAAGCAGATGGTACAATTGCTTACGTGTTTGATAATAAACTTCATAACTGGGATGGCCCAGCTTTAATTCCAGAAGGTGATAATCGTAAACGTGAATATTATCTTAATGGCATTCAGAAAACAGAAGAAGAATGGAAAGAAGCTCGTAAAAATAGAGAAGGATTGCCTTGGTATAAAAACCCGGGTATGAAAGGACAAACAAATAGATTTTAATTATGGGACATAAATATCCACCACTACCTCATAGAGGAGAAGTACATAAGAAAGCATGGGGTCACGAATTATGGATTATTAATGATGATGAATATTGTGGTAAATTATTAGTATTTAAAAAAAATAAAAAATTTTCAATGCACTATCATTTGATTAAAAAAGAATCATGGTATGTAGCTAAGGGAGAGTTTGAATATGGTTGGATTGATACTGAAACAGCAGATCATAAAATAATTTTGCTTCGTGAAGGAGATATTGTAGATTTAGAACGTGGTCAACCACATCAATTATTAGCATTAACTGAAGAAGCTACAATATTTGAAGTATCAACTAAACATTACGACGAAGATAGTTATAGAGTAAAAAAAGGAGACTCACAATGAAAATAGGTTTTTGTGGAACAATGTCAGTAGGCAAAACAACACTTGTAAATGCTTTAAAAGAATTGCCTGAATTTAAAGATTATAATTTTAGAACAGAACGTTCTAAGTATTTGATGGAATTAGGTATTCCTTTAAATACAGATTCAACAATTAAAGGTCAAGTTGTATTTTTAGCAGAACGAGCTAGTGAATTAATGTGTGTAAATATTATTACAGATAGAACTGTAATTGATGTTATGGCATTTACTAAAGCTGCTAAATCAATTGATCATCATGAAGCAGAAGATTATATTCATCTTGCAACACGTTTACTTCCAGAGTATGATCATATTTTTTATGTTTCTCCTGAAGGAGTAGATATGGAAGATAATGGTGTTCGTGAAACTGATTTAGAATATCGTGAATTAATTGATTCTATTATTCAAGGTATAATTAAACGTTATAAATATAAGTTTAAAAATTATACAATTATTAAAGGTTCTACAGAAGAACGCATTGCGCAGGTGAAATTTGCCCTTTCTTTGTAATATTTATAACAAAATCTTTACAATGAAAAAATCAGAAGCTAAAGAATACATTAAAGAACTTATTGTATCTGAATTAACTGAAGTAGATGCGGATAAAACTCGTGGTACAGTAGTAATGTCTAAAGCAACCAACCCCGGTGAAGTTAAAAAACTAACAGATCAAGGTGTTGATGTTGAATTAAAAGAAGAAGAAGATGATGTTGAACCAACAGCAAAAGATATAGCAGCTAATGCTTCAATTGCTAAACTAAAATCTAAATACACAGATGTAGTTAAACAAATGAAATCTGTTGTAGGTAAATACAAATCAGCAGAAGGTGCTGAAAAACAAAAATATGTCGATCAATTAAAAGGTTTAACTAAGCTAAAAAAAGAAATTGAAGCTATGATTAATCCTTCAATTGACGATGAAGATGAAAATTAATTATGGAATTATTAAAAAAAGTTTTTGGTAATATTCAAACTTTACTTATTGTAGTATTAGTTATTGTTATTTTATCAATGAAAACATGCTCTAGAGAAAAAGATTCTGGAGAAAAAGTTATTACTAAAACTAAAATAGAATATATTCCTATAAAAAAAATAGTTCCTGAATATGTTCCTAAATGGAAAGAAAAAATTGTAATTGATATAGATACATTTTTAGCAAATACAGATGTAGATACTTTAGCAATCTTAGCTGATTATTATGCTAAGTATTATTTTGTAGATACTTTATCTTTTGATACTTTAGGTTATGCTTTAGTTAAAGACACCGTAACTCAAAATAAAATTGCTTCTCGTAGTTTAGAATACCAATTAAATATTCCTAAAATTACTGTTGAAAAAACAATATACTTAAATCAACGTGAATTTTATTATGGTTTAGGAATAGCAGGTAATCTTCGACAATTAAATTCCATAGGAGGAGAAATATTATATAAAACTAAGAAAAAACAAGCATATGGCTTGGGTATAGGTGTTAATCAAAATTTCCATCCAATAATCTCAGGCCGTATCTATTGGAAGATAGGTAAATGAGTCAACAACCAGATTTAAGACAAATAATTCGTGAAGAATATTTAAAGTGTGCTGCTGACCCAGCTCACTTTATGAAATAACATTAACCATAAAGAATAACCTGCAGCTAATGTTGAAATACCTAACTGGCGAGATTTTAAT